GACATACGAAGGTCCCGTCGGAACCATTGTGATAGATTCTGGTTCAGACATTTGGGATTGGTTGGGAACTTGGAAAGATGAAAGTAACTTCTCAGATCCAGGAAGGTTAGCCTGGGGACATGCAAATAAGCGTTACAATGAGTTCATCATGATGATGTTACACTCAAAGTGGAATGTCATTGGGATATTTAGAGCAGAAGCTGCGGTGGGGAATAGTGGAGTAGATCTTGGGTACGATAAAGCCAAGTGGCAGAAGAAGACAGACTACTGGTTCGACGTTATCGTTGAGTTTCAACAGACCGCCACTGGAAGAAAGGCGGTGTTTAGAGGAGATCGGTATGGAGGAAACTTGGGTACTATTGAGAACCCAACGTGGGATACACTTGTACAACATTTGGAGACCAAGAAGAAGGTTAAGGTGAATTGACATGGTTGATGTTTCAAGACAAGCACACTACATGAACCAGAGGGTACAACCAATTAGGTATATGCAACAGTCGATGGCACCCGAAGCTTTTAAAGGGTTCCTTAAGGGTAATATCATTAAGTACCTAATGAGAGAAGAGAAGAAGAACAAACTAGAAGATGTCCAGAAAGCTATGGTTTATATGACTTGGTTACTTGAATTTACCCAGACTGGAGATATCTATGTGCCAGGAGAGGAAGAATGACAAATTATATGCCAATCACTCCAGTGGGTTATTTAGACACATTAGTTGTTGCAGGTGTGAAGAATGTGTTCATCTTGTCACAGTTTTGGAACAATAAGAAATATAGGGAATTCTATTTATCTCATAAGTGGGATACTATCATATTAGATAACGCCCTATATGAAGATTCCACTGCAACCGACTTTGAGGAAATGATGGGCATGGCTAGACAGCTAGATGCCAATAAGATCTTTGTAGTTGGTCCTGAGAAGTTGGACGATGGTGTGGAGACTGGTAGGATGACAATTGACATTCTCAATGACTACCAGACTGAAGGGAAGCTCACTGATAACATCACTCTAATGTGTATACTTCATGAGAGGCCAACCGAGATGTTGGAACAGTGGAATATGATTAGGAGGTATAGAGATGTTGCCATCGGGATTAGCATCTTCAGCTATCGTCTTGGGTTTGATCGTGGGAGTCTTCACCGTTTTCTTGGTCTGCCTCACGACCGCTACACACACGCCTTCGGTTGGGACAACCTACTCGAAATGTATAATCTTAGCGGTTGGTTTAACAGTATTGATTCTTCTCTTTGCGTGTCGGCTGTTATAAATGACGTAGACCTCAAGAAGATCTGGCAGATCACAAGGGATCCTGTGAAGGATGGATGCAAGATATCTGGTAGGTTACCAATCGATTGGGATGACTGGGCAGATCCAGAGAATAAGTATAAGGTTGTTCAAAACATCCAGATGCTAACCAAATTTTGTTTAGACCCACCAGTGTTTAGGGAGAGTGACTTACCATGAGTAGTGAACCTAAAGGAGGAATGTCGGTGGGATATAGAAGTACAGGATCAGAACCATTACCTGTATACGGACAGGACTCCATTGATAATCTAAAACAGATTATGAACGACCCTTGGAAACATAGATCTGAAGGGATGCGATGTCGGACCTGTATGTTCTATGTGAGGAAGACTTCTAAAGAAGGTACACGAGAAGTTGGTAGATGTAGAAGACATGCACCTACTATGAATGGATACCCAGTTGTGTATGTAGATGACTGGTGTGGGGACCATAAGATTGATGAGATGAAGGTATGACTTGGCCAGAGTGTCCGATTGAGTGTCAGGCTATGTGTTGTGGGATCATATCCTTCCCACCTGACTTTATAGAGAAGCATAAGTTATCCTTTCAAGTTAAGGATGGCATCCAAGTGGTAGTGTCTCCTCCAATTGGAGTTAAGGTTACCACACCGGATGGACAGTGTGTATTCTTGGATAGGCTTACTTGGAAGTGCACTGTATATGAAGAGCGTCCTAACATTTGTAGGGAGTTTGGTCAATCACCCAAGTTACTATGTCCGTACTTTAGTATGGAAGGAGTAATAAGAACGCCCAGGGAGTCCAAACGGGTCATTAAGTATATGGATAAGGTCATTACTGAGCGGATGGAGAGGAAACACTATGCATTGTCACGTGTGCAGAAGCGATAAGATAATCTACCTAGGGGTCTGGTATGAGAAGTACGAGGACATCTATGTACTACAGACTCACTATGGATGTGAAAATTGTAGAGTCATTATTGCTAACCCGGTTACTGAGGACTCCTTTCACTACATTAAGGAGGATGGGAGTATCATTATGAGACCGACCCACATACCAGCCAAGCATGAAAGAAGGTTACATGTGGTAGATGTGGATCCTGGGTTTGTGGTGAGGGTATAATGAGTCGGTATGTTTGGGAAGGGTCACTTTGGACATTACGGAATGGGAAACCTACTGTGGTGTTATTTGGGAGAGACTTTGATAACCCAAATGTAGTGAAAGCTATGGGTTTTGGAAACCAAGTCCCATACTTCTATGCACCAGGTCTCATTCCAAACAGTCCTTTTATAACATCAGTAGAACCTGGATACTATGATGCCTTCGGGAGGTCTGTGAGTAAGGTGTTTACACAGTTGCCTTCAGATGTCCCTAAAGTGAGGGATTACTTCCCATTTACTGATGAAGCTGATATTTTATATGATTATAGGTATGTGATTGATCACAAAATCTATTATGGATTCAATGAACTTGGACAACCAATAGACCTCCCGATGTTGAAACCTAGGGTGTGTTACTTTGATATTGAGGTTAATAGTCCTAATGATGAGATGCCATCTCCTGATGACCCTGTGTGGCCAATCTGTCAGATACAGGTAATGGATAGTTATACTAAAGAGACTAAGGTATTCACCTTAAATGGAACTCAAGTTAGTGAGGACCAAGTCAACTGTGGGACTGAGGAATTGTTAATTACGAACTTTGTGAACTATGTATGGGACACAGATCCTGATGTAGTTGCCGGGTGGTATAGTTCAAAGTTCGACATACCATACTTGATGAAGAGGGCCTTTAGGTTACATGTAAATGTTAGTAAGCTTTCCAGGTGGCCACAAAAGTTACCAGACACAGAGAGGTGGACGGGAAGGGAATTGTTCGATATGTATACCTTCTATAAGGATTGGTCGAAGCCCAAAGGACAATTACCAACATATGATTTAAAAAAGGTGGTTCAACATGAGACTGGCTGGACATATATTGATTATGGTGATAAGATCAGAAGCTTGGTGGACTCTAAAGACTGGGAAACGTTGGTTGATTACGGACGTAATGATGTCCTGGCTTTGCAGAAGATTGATGAGGAGACTGGGCTTGTTGAATTCTATGAAGCCTTAAGGAGGATGACTGGTATTAAGCTTACTGATTGTTTACATAGAAGTAAGATCATTGAATTGTTCTTGATGCATAAGGGGATTAAACCACTCCCCACTAAGAAACATGATGCGGAAAAGGTTGACTATGAGGGTGCATTAGTTCTTCAACCTGAGTTTGGTATCCACGAATGGGTAGGTGTAGTGGATCTTAAGGCATTATACCCTTCAATCATACTTGCATTTGATCTCAGTCCAGATATTGATCATATGGTACCTAAAGTAATTGTGGAATTGATGGAAGCTAGGGATGTGATGAGAAGGTTAAAGATGGAAGGGAAGGCTTCTAAGTCTATGTTAACATCCGAACAATCTTTAAAGTATGTAATCAACGCTTTCTATGGGTACTTAGCATTTACAGGTGCTCGATTACATAAACCTGAGTTGGCAGCCTTCATTACCAAGAAAGGTAGGGAAATTGCTAATATGATACATGCAGATCTTAAACAAAGGGGATATACAGTTGTATATGGGGACACTGATTCAACGGACATTAAACCTATTCGGACTGTAGAAGAAGGGCTTAAGTTGGAAGCCGAACTTAATGAGGTGTTGTTACAGTGGGCTAGATCCTTGGGTGTAAAAGATCAGTATGCTCCTATCATTAAGTTAGAGAAGATCTTTAAAACCTTGATGTTTAAGAAGAAGATCAACTCCCAGGAAGCTGCTAAGAAGAGGTATGCTGGGGTCTTAGTGTGGAAAGATGGAAAGGATCTCACTAAGGTAGCACCAGAGATTGATTATACAGGGTTGGAAGTTAAGAGATCTGATACTGCAGAGCTTAGTAGACAATTGATGAAGATGTTCTTTAATGAGGTGTTGATTAAGAATGACCCTAAGAAAGCTGCATACTTAGTTAGAGCGGCCTGGCAGGGAGTTGTACATGGAGGATGCTCACTTCAGTTAATTGCTATCCCAAAGGGGATTGCAAAAGGTACCTCACACTTACAGAAAGGAGCTTCACCATGGATTAGGGGGAAGGAGAATGGAAGAAAGTTGCTCGGACTCAGATTCAGATCAGACAAGAAACCTAAGCTTTTATATTGTATTGGGGTTCCAGATGTTATTTGTATTGATGATGATACTAGCGACGTTGATATATTACGTGTTTGCACTATTGATTGGCAAAAAATGGGAGTGACAGTTGTTGAACATAAGATGAGAAGTTTACTGGAAAGTAT